CTGCTACGGTTACGGCTAACGGTGGTGTTGAATATTCCGGTAACGCTTCTGTAGAGGCTCTAGCTGATGTAGCTTGCTTGGCAATAGCTGTATGGAACGCTGTTGCTGATATAGAAGGAAATGCTGAATTATCTGCTGACGGTCAAGTAATTGGTGACGAGTGGGATAACGTAACAGAACAATCGAATACTTGGACTATCGTTCCTGAAGGTGAGAACACTTGGACGGTAGTTTCATCGCAATCTGATACTTGGACAAGGCAATAATGGCTAAACAACGAATAATATTTGGTGAATGGCTACCAGATCAGCCTGGTGTTACAGGTGCTTTAACAGGTGCAGTTAACTGTTATCCAGTTACTAATGGATACGCTCCAATTCTTGACGAAGAAGAATATTCTGATGCTGCTGATGCTGATTTATTGACGTGTTTTGCAGGTAAAACAGCAGGAACGGTATCATTATTTGGTGCTTCTGCTAGTAATTTATACAAATTTGAAGCTGGTACTCGTGCAATGGATCCTCTAACCACTGCTGGTTATAGTGCTATCGAGTATTGGGACGCTGTTCAGTATGGCGAAAAGATGATTATGGCTAACGGAAGCGATAAATTGCAGTCGTTCACGCTAAATTCATCGACTTATGCAGGAGATTTGTCTGCTGATGCTCCTGAAGCTAAGTATGTAACGGTAGTTAAGGACTTTGTAGTCGCTGCTAACGTAGCTGGCGAAGAAAACAAGGTCTATTGGTCTGATATTAACGATGAAACAGATTGGACTCCTGGTCTTGCTAGTCAAGCTGACTCTCAGGTAATGCCGGATGGCGGTGATATCACTGGTTTAGCTGGTGGTGAGTTCGGATTAGTGTTCCTAGAACGTGCTATCTACCGTATGTCTTATGCAGGTAGTCCGTACTTCTTCCAGTTTGACGCTATTAACCGTACTTTAGGCTGTATTTCTGCCGGATCAATCATTAACTTTGCAGGATTAACGTATTTCCTAGCAGACGATGGTTTTTACGTGTGCGATGGTCAGACAACCAAAGGAATCGGTACAGAAAAAGTAGATCGCTGGTTCTTTGATAACGCAAACTTGTCAGCAGTTAAGTTAGGTATGTCATCCGCTATAGATACTGAGAAACGCCTAATTACTTGGCTGTTTCCTGCACAGAATGGTGACAATTTACTGCTGATTTATAACATCTCGTTAAACAAATGGTCGTATGCAGAGACTACTGCTGACAGTGTATCGTTTGCTCTAACACCATCGGTAACACTAGAAGGATTAGACGTATTTAGCGCAAGCATAGACTCACTAGGTATCTCTTTAGATGATCGTCAGTGGGTTGGCGGTCTATTGCTATTGTCTGCAACGAGAGGCCCTAATATTGTTACATTTAGCGGTCAGTACAAACAGGCTGCTTTAACGTCTGGTGACATAGATATTGGTCATTCCGTAGTTACTTTAGGCAGACCGATTGTGGATCAAGGTAGCGGCTCTGTAGCAGTCGCAAGTCGTGAGCTATTGTCTGATGCTATTACATTCGGAGATGCGTCTGTAGCCGATTCTGAGGGTCGCTGTGGGCTGCGTTCAGCAGGTAGGTATCACAGGGTTAAAACTAGTCCTAGCGGGGCGTGGAGGACTGCTGTAGCGGTTGAAATAGATATAGCAGGTCAGGGTAATCGATGACGAGAACAGTCCAGTTTCAGACGTTACCGCCTTTTGGTGGAGATCAGCGACAGGTTGCTGAAGTTGTTCGTGGAATTATGGACGGTAAGACGAATAACACTGGCAAGGTAACTTTATCCACAGGCAATGCGACTACAACGACTATATACGACAGCCGTATAGGCAACGAGAGCTTGATATTCTTGGTTCCTGTATCTGCTGCTGCTTATGCTGATTCTGCGCCTTATGGAGCGTTTCAAAGCCTTGTAGATCAGTCTGTAACAGCTAACACAGCTACAGCAATGACGTTAGACACAACGGACTATTCTAACGGTGTGTATCTATCGAATAGCTCAAGGATGAATGTTAGGAATACTGGCGTTTATAACCTACAGTGGTCAGGTCAGTTTAACAATACAGATACGCAGATACACGATGTTAGCGTTTGGTTAAGAAAGAACGGTACAGACGTTACTGGCTCTACTGGCGTTATCTCTGTTCCTAACTCACATGGTGGAGTTGATGGTCAAACTATTGTAGGTTGGAACTACTTCTTAGAGTTAGCAAAGGATGACTATATTGAGATTTATTGGTCAGCTACTAGTGCTTTGATAACGCTTCAGCATCTACCATCTCAGACTAGTCCGACTAGACCAAGCACAGCATCACTTATTACAACATTAAACTACATAGCTCCAGCAGCAACATCTAACGTATATGTTTCCTCACAACAGCAAGGAAGTGCTATTCTTACGCACTGGACAAACAATACTGCGGATAAAACTTATGGATACATTGTGGTGGGCTAATGGAATTTAGACATATACCAGTAGCAGATATACGTAAATGGTGGGCATCAATTAAAGCACCATTGGACAAAATTAAAGGGTATAGCCCAGAGGATTGGATAGTAGAAGATGTCTATGCAGATTTAATCTCTAATAGATCACTTCTATGGGTAGTTTTGAAGGAGCAGAGGTTCGGCGGCTTCTTCATATTGCAGCCATCTGGACTACATCTACACGTTTGGGCGGCTTGGACGTTAGAAAATGATTATCAAATGGTTGAAGATGGGCTAAAATACATAAAAGGCTTGGCAAGTCAAGCTAATGCAAAATATGTAACTTTCTCTAGCCATCGACAAGGTTGGCAACGTAGGGCTAAGAAGCTTGGCTTCAAGCCTAAACAATGGATTTGCGAGGTCTAATATGGGCGGTGGTGGCGGTGGTTCAACTACAACAAGCGGGATAGATCCCACAATCAAGCCGTATGTAACGTATGGTCTTGAAGAAGCTAAACGTCAATATGAGTCACCTGGAGCAGCGTTCTTTCCTGGTCAGACTTATGTCTCTCCTAGTGAGGCTACTCAGGCTGCATTACAGGCTGCTCAAACTAGAGCTATGTCAGGCTCTCCAATTCAGCAAGCAGCGCAGCAAGAGTATCTATCCACAGTTCAAGGTAGAGGCGTTAATCCATTCCTAGAGGGTGCTTTAGCAGGGACTACTCGTCAGGCTGAGGAAGCATATACTCGTGGCGTTCAAGGATTGCAGTCTAAGGCATCATCAATGGGTCGTTATGGCTCTAGCGCAATGGGTCAACAAGTAGGTCAGGCTCAAGACATATTCGGTCGTAACCTAGCGGAAAGCGCAGGTCAATTAGCTTATCAATCGGCTGAGGCAGAGCGTAATCGTCAAATGGCTGCTGTACAAGGTGCGCCAGCGTATGCTCAAGCTGATTACATGGATATTCAGAAATTACTAACGGCAGGTCAAGGTCAAGAGTCATATCAGCAGAAAGCTCTGCAAGACGCTATTAACCGTTACAACTACGAACAAACTCTGCCACAGCAGAAGTTACAGCAATTCACTAATCTATTCACTAGCGTGCCTTCTGGCGGTACTAGTACGACTACACAATCAGGAGGTAAATAATGGCTGATCCTATTACTTTGGGTGCTATTGGTGCTTTAGGTGGAGCTGCATTAAAACCTAATAATCCATTACAAGGCGCAATGTTAGGTGGTATGGCTGGATTTACTGGTGGTACTGCATTAGGCGTAGGTGGTGCTACTACTGCTGCTGGCGGCGGAACTGGTTTAACTATGGGTGCGGGCGGTACTGGATTAACTGCTGCTGGCGCAGGAATGTCTCCTACGGGTGGTGTTTTAGGGACAACAGGATTAACTGGCACTGGTGGTGTTGGTTTAACTGTTCCTGCCGCTACTTCTGGTTATGGTTTGGCTGCTCCTGTTGCTTCAAGTGCTGCAATGGCTCCTACACTTGCTGAGAGATTTAGTATGGCAGGTAAGTCTGCTTACGAAAATCCAATGATGACAGCATCAGCATTAAACGCAACTCAAGGTTTATTGACACCAGAACAAATGCCTTCACCAGCTCCTGCTATGCCTTTACAAGCAGGTCGTGGAGTTAAGCCTTACGATCCAATGGCATCATTAGATCCATACAAACAGTCCGTAGTTGGCGGTCAACCGATTTCACTAATTTAGGTGATATATGGCATTAGAAGATTTAACACCGTTCGGAACATTACCTAGTGCATATCAAGGTCTGTTAAGCACAGAGGATACTGCTGCACTGCAAAAGAAAGCGCAGATACAAGGATTACTAGGTGCAGGATTAGCATTAGCTAAAGGCATGAGTTCGTATGGGCCTCCACGTTCAGCATTGCAAAACATTATTGGTGCTGTAGCTGGTGGATTCGAAGGTGCTGGTGGTGCTTACGAAGGTGGTCTAAAGCAAGCCATGACCGCTCAAGACATACGTCAAAAGCAGATACAGTTCCAACAAGCAGAAATGTTACGTAAAGACGTAGAAAACGTAATGAGAACTCCTGAAGTGGCTAATAATCCTTCATTGGTTGCTTTGTTACGTGCTGATCCTAAGAAGGGTCTTGAGTGGATTAACGAGAATATGGCTATATCTCGTGCTTATGCTCCACAGCAACCTGCTGCTCCTAGATTAGATGAAACAGGTAAAGTTCTTGAGGCTCAACCTGTAGTTGCTCCATTAGATAAAAGAGCGCAGTTATTCCAGACTTTAGATCGTCTTAGCGGTGTAGCTGGTGAAGGCGCAAGAAAAGAAAAAGAAATTATCCTAAAGCAAATTGAGGCTTTGGATAAACAAGAAGAAATAGTAAGAAAGCAACAAGACTTTACTAACGAAGCTCGTAGAGTTGCTGCTGCTATGTTTAATGGCAGAAGAATTGAAGAATTACTACCAAAAGAACTTGAGCAATTACAAACAAGATTAGATGAAATAGAAACTGCAAAACGTAGAGCAGGCGCTACAACCATCAATATGCCAACAGAGTCAGAGCGTGGTGCAGGTTATTTAACAGCACGTTTACAAAATTCTTTAGCACAGTATCAAGATGTAGTAGGTGGCAATCCTAAAGCAGCATTACCAACACTTTCGGCAGAGGTTGTTAAGGGTGTTACTCGTTCTGATTATCTTAAAAATTTAGTTAATCCAGAAGATCGTCAGCGTGTTGAAGCTGCTCAGTTAGATATGATTTCTGCTGCTTTAACGTTAAGCACTGGTGCTGCATATACCAAAGAAGAATTAGAGGCACAAAGAGCTGCTTTATTCCCACAGTTAGGTGATAAGCCAGCAACTATTAGAGATAAGGCTGTACGATTAAATAACTTGTTAAATCAAGCGAAGATTAAAGCTGGACGTGCTGCTCCTGCTGCAACTACTAATGCTCCTGTTACTTTTGATATTAATGCAATTAATCAAGAGTTAGAAAACCGTAAAAAAGGTAAAT